CCTTGGCGGAGTGAGCCGCTTAGGAAGTCGGCCCATTCTTGCGCAGCGGCCTTGGCTTTGCCCATCTCCCGGGCCATTCTTGCTGTCTCTTCGTTATTCCTCTTGGCGGCCGCTGAGAGTTCGTCCGTTTTTACCGTAGTCCCTGAAAGCTCTTCCCTGATCTCAGCAAGCAGCCTCTCGTATTCCTTTTGCGGTCCCCCGGACGCTTCCCATTCCTCTTTTAATTCCTCGGCTGCCTCTTGTTGCCTAATGTAGTTTCTAGTAGAGATTTCGGCTTGCTCGTCTAGTTCCTTTGTTTTTTCGAGGAATTTCTCTTCGGCTTTTGTTAGCTTATCAACGGCTGGCGCTACTTCTTCTGCTATAGCGTTACCGATCTCACTCCATTCTTTCGCCCAGTCATCAGTGGCCTTTCTCCATACCTTAGTCTCTTCGGCAAGTTGGGCCATCTTTACAGGGTCGAAGCTCTTAACTCCCTTGAAGAACTCTGACCATATTTTAATGCCGCTTCCACCGGACTTTGACATTCTCTCAAGGCCAACGGCAATAGCTTGGAACGATACGGCATATCTATCGAGCTTCACACTCGCCATAGTTGTGGTGATCTGGATTAGTTTTTCAAGCTCTGGGAGTACGGCTTTGACAATCTCTGTCGTTGCTGCCAGAGATTCGATCAGCGCACCCAGTGCCTCACCAAACGATTCGAGCGTCTGCGGGTCGAGTTGGTCAAGGACTTCGATTAGGTCGCTGAGCGCATCCGTTGCGGCGTCAAGCGCCCCGGCCTCAGAGATGGCATTCAGTGTCGCGTCTATCTGGTCCTGTAGCGTTGACCACTTACCCTCGAACGTATCCATGAGCGCAAGAGACGCCCCGGCGGTCATCTTGCCCATCTCTTCGATGAGTAGCTTGATCTCTTCGCGGCCTAGCTCGCCGGCTGATCGCATGTCAAGCAGCTTGTCTTCGGAAACCCCGAGTGCGCTTGAGAAGAGTTTCGCAATCGGAACGCCACGTTCCGCCATCATGTTCCACTCTTCGCCCTCGATCTTGCCCTTTGAATAGGCTTTACCGAGCGAGAGCGTGATGGACATCAGCCGCTCTTGACCGCCGCCAAGCGCCGCTGCCTGATCAGCGATCGATTGCATTGTCCCGTCCATCGGGTCGAGCCCCATCGACTTGAGGAGAACAAACGCCTCTGTCAAGTCTTGAACCTGGAACGGCATATTGAGCGCAGAATCACGGATGAACTGGAACGCTCTAGCGCCAGCCTCTGCCGATCCAGTGACTGTATCAAGCTGAACTCCGAGGGTTTCGAATTCGGCCCCGGTACTGATTACTGCCTTACTGAGACCGAGGAACGCTTGAGCACCGACCTTGATTGCCCCCGCGACGACTGCCAATGCCGCCCCGATTGAGATGAACTTTGCGGCCATTGTACCGAGTGACGTTTCAGCCTTGCCGCCCGCGGAGGCCATCCCCTTTAGTTGGCTCTCGGTTTCCTTGATACCCTTCGGGGTAACCTTGACAACAAGAGTCGAAAGATCAGTAGCCAATGGTCAGTCCTTTGTTTTCTTCGGCTTGAGTTTCTCGGCTGTTGATCTCATGATGTTGTCCATCAGCACGAGTGTTCGTGCCTCCCACGGTTCGATATTGATCTGCATAATTGCTGACCACTCCGTCAGCACTGCCCATGTAATCGAGTTCGTCATCCCGTTCGCCGACCCTGAGCGGATCTCGATGAACCACTCCCAGAGGTACAGCGATCGATCTGACACCTGATCCGCTGACAGCCTGTCGCGTACGTCTTCGATTCGGGAAATTGATTGCAGAAACCTCCGGCGGGTTCGTCCATCTGAACGCTCGGACTCTAACTCCGCGAAGGCTTCCGCAACCCTGCATAATTCAGCCGTTATCCCCTGGCAGAAATCGACCGCGGTCGTTAACCGCCTCGACAATCTGCCCTACGAAAAAGCGGTATTTCTCCAAGATCTTACGGACGTTCGGGACTGAGAATTTCACATCGGACCCGCTGTCAATGATGTCTCGCCAGCCGACAACGGAGCGAATAGCTGTCTCCATCAGGAGGTCGGAAACGTCAGATGGGGAATTGAACTTGCGCCCGTCCTCCATTTGACCCTTCCGCAGCTTCTCCGCGGCGTCGTCCTTGGCGTCTCGGTACCTGTCCGAATCCTGCCCGCACACGGTCACGTACGACCCGAGCGGATCGCCCGTAACGGGGTGTTTTAACTCGAACTCGACACCGTCCGCCGATTTGACGGACGTGTCAAGCTGTGAGAGATCGAAGCCTTCAGTCTTCTTTTTCTCAGTCATTGTTTCCTCCTAAGATTGTGCGACCTAAGCCGCGGTCTTGACGATGTACATGGTGACGCCGGTATCCGGATCTTCACCGGCCGTGAGGTTGTAGCCCTCTTCTGCTTCGATGTCAGACTCGCCTTTTTTGAGGTCAAGCTCTGTCAGTTTGCAGTACGGGAGCGCGAATTTGTACGAGTTGCCGTCAGGATCGGAGAGGGTGAATACCAGAGCAAGAGTCGTTTCGTTCCAGAACTTCGTGACGTGCGCGTTGGATGAGAAATAGAACCGGATCGTGCCGGTGACATCAAACCCGCCCTGAAACTGCTCTGTTGCAACGGTCGTCCCGAGGCACTTGTCTCCAAGCGCGTTATTGTTCTCGACGGTCAGACTCAGGTTGGTGATACAGCTTGCCGCCGCACCGTCCTCAGTGAACGTCCCGCTCAATGCGTCAAACGGCGCGTATGAGCCCGGAGAGGTCAGCGCGCCCGGATCAGAGCCCGCGGCGTCAAAGTCAGAGCCAAGGAGGCCCAAGCTCACCTTTGAGATGTCGTCAGGAACGATGTTGAATTGACCACTCTTCGGCATAATGCCTTTGAAGACGTGGAAGATGTCTTGATCGGCGTACTTGCCGACAAGCGAGAATGAGCGTTTAGTTTTCTGGTTGATTGTGCAGGATGCTGTCGGGCCTTCGTCGGTGAGAGTCGTTCCGCCCTCGACAGTGATGTCACCAGCCGCGGCCGTGACAACCTGGAAGATTCCGTTGTTATTCGCGGCGGCTTGGCCGGCGACCACGATCCAATCACCAATGGCAACATTGCCCATGCCGCTGCCGGCGTCCAGGAAGTGCTGCCCAGACGCGACCGCCTCAAGCGATGCGCTGATCTCAGTGAATGCGTTGATCTGATCCGATCCAGCCTCAAGGCGTAGTTCTTGGTTCACCGTTGCCGATGCGCCTGCGGATTCGTCCGTCAAGGTGGTTCCGTTGTCTACCGTAATCGCACCAGATGCCGACGCCGTAACCCTGAAGACTCCGTTGTTATTTGCGGCAACCATTCCGGCGACGATGACCCAATCACCAATTGCGATGTTGGTGAATCCGCTTCCAGAGTCCGTAAACTCCTGAGAGGATGCGACGGCGGCAATCGTGATTCCGGCAACTTCGGCGAATGCGGAAACCGGGAAGCGCCCATTCATCAGCGCCTCAAGCCAGTCGTCAAACGCGCTGAATGCCAACTCGGAATCGATGTTCCCTTCGGACATCTTCTTGCCTAGACGTGGCAACGGTCGCTGTCGGTTCCCAAGCTTCCGGCGGCTCTGGAACGTGGCACGCTTACCCTCGACGCTTGACGAGTTGTGCCAGAGTTCGGAGTAGGTCGGGCTTGACGGAGTCGTGCCGTAGACATCTTCCTCGACGTACCCTACGTTGTGTAATTCATACTGTGCGGTTCCCATATCGGGCCTCCTAAAGTTCTTCGGTGTGGCTGTACCATCGCACCATTACGGGCACCTGGTACCAGTCGGTTTCAGATCTCCCAGGAGCCCGAAACGGCGTCCTAAGCGTTACGGTCGTGGTTCCTGATGTTAGCCTCACGCCTGATTTGAATCGGCGCATGAGACTGTCGGATAGTTGGTCGGCCGCGCCCGGTCCAGTCCCTGACGGCGCGAAGACGTTGAGGTGATACACGCCATTTAGCCGCGTCGTTGGTGTCCCGCCAAGGGTCCGCCCGTCCGCGTCGGCGTGTAGCAACTGAGTTTTTAGCCAAGCGCTTGACTTTGGCGGCGGCTTGTCAAATTGCGTGCCCTCCCAGTTGACCATAAGGTGACCGCCGACCTTCGGCACGTCTCCCCATGCCTCAAGATGGGCGTCTAGCGCGGCCCGAATCTCGCTGTACATATTAACGGACATTAAGGCGTACCCTTCGCGGCCCTGCGGACGATGCCTTTGAATTCAGCGACCGTGATGGTGACCATGCCCGCCGGGGCTTGCCCGGAGTGTCCGTGCTCAAGCGCACCGATATAGGCCAAGTTATTGACGATGAAAATGTCTTGCTCGGTTAGAGCATCATAGCTAGAGAGTGCTGATAACGCCATTGTGATCGCTTCTGGTCCGGGATTAGACCCGAGCGCCTGCTTATCGATTCTCGCCACCTTCCCAGACGGAGCGCGGGCAACCGCAACCAGCCAATTACCGCGGGCAATTCCGGTATCAACCGGAGTCTTTGCGACAATCTTCTGATGCAACTCCATCGCAACCTTTTTCATTACCTTTGTTACATCAACCTGCACCCTGCCAGCAAAGGCGCTCATTGATGCCTCAAACACCCCCGCCATTACCGGACAACTCCAACGCCATAGATTACGGCCGTCCCAGCCGGGTTGACGTCCGACACGCCCTTGATAGTCCACCAATGACCCTCGAAATATAGCTCGTCTTGAGGTTGTGGAACTATTGCTAAGCCAGAGGCGGCGATGGTGACAAATCGAATCTTTTCGAGATCAAGGCCGCTTCCGAGCTTGTCGCCGAATGACGTGATTTTGCCCTGAGTGGCCTGCTCCACGACGCCCTGAACCGTGTAATCGTCCGGGGCGCCAACGTCCACGGAACCGTCAGATGTGTCGTACTGTTGAGTAGTGCCATCCGCCGGAACATCCGGATAATGCCGGAGTGTCATCGACTGACCAAACTCTGTGATGACGCCCAATGCCGCCACCTGCAAGTCACTATAGAAGCTCACAGCGTGTACACCGTTACGCCAGTGCCAGATTCAACGAG